GCCAGAAACACTCCAATCTGTTTTTAAGCGCGAATACCAGTATTCACGAAAAACGGAATTAATGAGCGGTCGAGCCGCTCTAAAAATCGGATAAATTGCTGTTATCATTTTTGTCCCTCAATTGCTCTGTTAATTTTTGTCATAATTTTAACTCCTTGTTTATAATTGTACCCCTTTGTTTTTTTTTCTTTTCTTTTCTTTTTTTTTAAAATTTATAAAGAACGGTAGGCCTTTCGAGTACGATTTCGTGTTCGTCATCGCCTATATCGTTTGTTTGTTTTCCGATGATTAGATGCACATAGTCGTAATAGTACTTTTTTTTATGAAACTCTAATTTTTCTATAATTTCATCAACGATTTCCTCGATTTCCCAGTCGTGCATGTGGAAATTCGCAAACGAAAAAACACCTGTTGCACACAGTCCATCCATTTCAAAAGGGTCGTCCGTGTATTTTGATGACCTGTCACACGTATGATCCCAGTAGTAGCTGACCTCATCGACTATTTCCCCTATTTCATAGTCCTCATAATCGTTTCCACGAATCCCCATTGACATGGCACTTGCGCCCGGTTTTTCGAGTGCTTCCACTACAATTTTTCTGATTTCCGCTCTGTTAATTTTTTGTGTCATTCTAGTTTTCTCCTTGCATTTATTCTATTTTAAGTAAAATTTTAAGTTCTTCAATAAAAATTTTTTCATATCCGGAAAGGTTTTCAGTATCTATCGCTTTTATTTCATCTGTTGTAACCCATCTGTCATATTCAGACTTTGTTTCTGCTTTAATTTTGTAAGGCTGCTTTTCCTGCTGCTCTTACTACAATACCTAAAAGGTGGTTAAAGTATATAAACCTAACGTTTGACACGCTAAATATGTTAAAGCATGTTAACTGATACAGAAACCTTAATTATTTAAATGACGTAATTTTAAACAATGATTTTATGAGAGAAATAAGGAAAAGAAAAGGTACCCCGATTTCGAAAAGTTCCATCATGCACAGAGATTTAAGTTTTTGGGAATCGGACATGGGTGGCTCTATTTTGGCGGGTATGGCTCGCTCGGACATGACCGACCGCGAAATTGCAAAAGAGATAGGGGTGGCGTTAAAAACCTTTAAATCGTGGGTACAAAATTCCGAAAAGGTGCGCGCCGCTTTGCTTTTTGGCAAAGGTGACGTTATTAAAATTGCCGAATCGGCATTAATTGACGCTTTAAAGCCGCAGAAACACGTTTTAAGAAAATGGCGGGCTTGGGATAACGATTTAAACTGTGAGGTCGAATATACAGAAAAGTTAATTACGCCGTCGCCAGACTTGATTAAGTACTCTTTGAACAATTGGCAACCCGAACGATACCGTTCAAAAGTCGAAATTACACCGTCGGTTGATAGTGATTTAGAACAAACGGTTAAAGAAATGACCGAATTGGCAAAGAATATTAATAAACCCCTTGCGGTTCTTGACAGCGGGTTAGAAGACGGAGAATAAAAACAATGTCGGAAGACTTAGAAGCGTTTGAGCCTAACGATTTTTTAAACCCGTATCAAGAGGCTTATAATAATTTCGCCGGATTGCCCGAAACGTTAACGGCAACACATACTCCCAAACAACTGGAATTAATCAGGTTAGTTATTACGAACGAGCTGCCGTCCGTTATCATTATTTACGGCTCTAAGGGGTCGGGAAAGACTATCGGGAGTCTTAAAGCCTGGGTGACTTACATTTTACAACGTCCGGGTAACTACACCTACTTGATGGCCGGGAAAACCCTGCGAAGCCTTGAGCGAAATTGTTTAAATCAATTGCGTGTCATGTATGGAAAGCAAAACGTAAGCTGGAGCCTCACCTCTAAGAAATTAATTTTATTCGGGCGCACTGTCTGGCTCGAAGGCGCAAAGGATACGTCAAGCTGGGTTTACATTCAGGGTTTGACGGTTTATGGCGTTTATCTCGACGAATTAAGCAACATGGATGAACAGTTTTTTGTCATCGCCCTCGGGTCGGCGCGTGGTGATGATGACTCGAAACTTTTTGCAACTACAAACCCAGACAAGCCGAGGCATTGGTTAAAAGAAAATTTTATAAACCGCCGAAACGACCCAGGGATGAGTTTAGCCGTGTTCTTTTTTGGCATTGACGATAACACCTTTTTGCCGGAAAAAGTAAAAGAGCGCCTTAAAATACAGTATCAGGGCGTTTTTTATAAGCGTTATATTCAGGGCAAATGGGTGGCGGCAGAAGGGTCAATTTATGACATTTTCAGCAACAACAAGAAAGATTACTTAGTAGAGCCTTCCGATATGGATTATTCAAAAATCAAGTTTTCGTCTGTTGGCGTTGACGTCGGCGGGACTAAGAGCGGTTACGCTTTTGTTCATACTGCTTTTTCGCACGACATGACCACGCTTTTTGTTTTAGACTCGGACTATTGGAACGATAAAGGAAAAACGACAACGACCCCAGACATGCTTAATAAACGATTTGAAGAGTTTTATTTAAAACAGCGATATGCGCCTGCGGTTTGTTATTTTGAATCGGCGGAAACGACATTATACAACGGGTTAAAATCGTATTGCGGGACGGTTGTAAGAGGGGAAAGCGTTTATAATAAACGGGCTGGTGGAATTGAGCAACGAATGCGGGTGCCGATTGAGATTAAGAAATGCCAAAAAGCCGAAATCATAGACCGCATAAGGTTTTTAATCGGGCTCATGGCGATTAAAAAAGTTAAAATAGTTAAAACAGAAGGTAATAAAGAACTTATAAAAGCGTTAGATGAAGCCGTTTATAATGAAAAGAATTTAACAGCGGACGAAAGACTGGATGACGGCAAAACGTCAAACATTGACATTCTCGACGCTCTCGAATACGGATTTACACCGTATATGAAAATTATGAATCACGCGAACCATTTTATTAATATTTAAAAATAAATTAACATCGGGCGATACAATGAGTACAACGAAAACAAACGCAAACGAATATAGTATAGAAAAATTAATTTACACCACTTTCGGCATGAAGTGTCTTATTACACAAGAATATAGGGCGTATTTAAAGGAGTGGGCGGCTTGGTATAGCGGAAAGGTTAAAGACTTCCACGAAATCGGGAAGAGGGGAGGTTATGTGGACGAAATTGCGCAGATAAATTTTGCAAAAACGATAGCGGAAAGTAAAGCTGATTTAATTTTCAATGAGAAAGTTAAAATTAATATCCCTAAGAACCGTCAAAAAGAGTGGAACCGCATCATGAATTACAATAATTTTTGGACCATGGCGAACCGCTCAGTNGAAATCGCCAACGCGCTCGGCACTTTTGCGTGGGTCGTTTACGAATCGGGGAAAGACGTGGTTATAGATTACATCCAGCCGCAGATGATTTTCCCGCTGTCGTTCACGAATGACGAAATAACGGAATGCGTTTTTGCATCAGTTTTTACAAAACAGGGCAAAGAATACCTTTACTTAAACGCCCACATTTTAAACGACAGCGGGCGCTATGTTATTACAAACAAATATTTTAATTGGTCTTCCGATACCAACATGCCCGCCGCCGAAGTTCCCGCCGACTTTTTCGGGGTTGCCCCTGAAATCGTTAGCGGCGTAATTCCTCGTTTTTTCATCATTAAGCCCAACGTTGAAAATAACATTATTAAAAACTGCCCTATGGGCGTTTCAAGATACGCCAACAGCATAAATTTATTAAAAACGTTAGATATAATTTACGATTCGCTCCACAAAGAGTTTATTTTAGGTCGCAAGCGCATTTTAGTCGGTGCTGAAACGCTCGGTTTCGACGGCAAAGACCCGATTCCAAAATTTAACCTGCGGGAACGCATTTTTAACGTGTTTACAGTATCGGGAGACGATACGCTAATTAAGGAAATTGATATGAAACTACGAACAGGCGAACACGAAGACGCACTGCGCATGGTTTTGAATCTAATTTCTTTGAAAACGGGTTTCGGTGTCGATTATTTCAGCTGGGATAAAAACGGTGGGATTAAAACGGCCACCGAAGTCATTAGCGAAAATTCAGACTTGTTCCGCTCTATCCGAAAAGACGAAATCCTGCTGGAGCGGGCACTTTTAGATTTAATCGCTGCTATTTTTGAAATTAAAGGCTGGGCAGTGGACGCAGACGATATCGAAATAGAATGGGACGATTCGATTATTCAGGATGAGGATGCCCGTTTAAACCGCCTTTTAACAGAAGTGAACAGTCAAATACGCACACCCGTATCGTATTTAATGGAAGCCTACAACATGACAGAAGAAGAAGCGCGTGCCATTGTTCCAGAAAATGAAATAGCCGCGTTTAATCGTGAAATGGAACTTTTAAGAAACGGTGGCGGAGAAGAAGGTGGAGAAGATGAAAACAAAACACCTGCGCCGTCTGCCGCATAATCGCTGTTATTTTTTGGCGTTGAAAGGGCGATAAAATGAAATATAACATAGAGGCGTCCGCAGAGGTTTTTAGAATTTATGCGGAGATTGAAACCGAGTTGATTTTAAACATTGCCTCGTTCTTTGAATCAAACGCGGAAGACATAGGAACCCAAACATGGCGATTGCAAAAACTCAAAGAATTGGGACAGCTTAACGCGAAAAACGTACGGACAATTGCGGCGCGTTCGGGGGCAACAGAAACGGCCGTAAAGCGTGAGATAGAGGCGGCTGGGTTTAAAGTTGTAAAAAATAACGTTGAACTTTTAAATGATACCGTCACGTTCGGTAACATGCAAACGGTTAAAAATATTACCGAGGCTTTTATAAGAACGACGTTGGCGGGCTTGAATTTAACAAACACTAAGGCTTTGCAGGCTTCTAACGTCGAATTTTTAAAAGTGTTAAATAACGTGACTGTAAAAACAGCGGCGGGGTTCGGAACACCGCAGGCGGCTCTAAAACAGTCCGTAAAGCAATTAGCGGGACGAGGGATAACTTGGGTCGACTACGTCAGCGATAAAGGCACAGTGACCCGCACAAGCCTTGAATCCAGTGTAAGAAGAGACATACAAACGACAATAGGAAAAGTCGCACAAGAAGTTCAATGGGCAAAAGGAGAGGAATGGGGTTTAGATTTAATTGAAGTTTCTTCACACGCGGGCGCACGCCCGCTTTGTGCCGCATATCAGGGTCAAATTTTTAGTAAAAGTGGAAAACATCCAAAATATAAAGCCTTGTCCGAAACGTCTTATGGAGAGCCCGCTGGCCTTTTCGGTATCAATTGCCGACATATTTTTTATTTGTATGATGAAGGCGTAAGCCGTAAAGCATATAGCCCAGTTGATAGCGATTATAACGAACGAATTTATAGAGAATCACAACAGCAACGTTATTTAGAACGCGAAATAAGAAAATGGAAGCGGGAAGAATTAGCGTTAAAAGAAACGGGTTTAGATGCTTCTTTTGAGGCTGGAAAAGTAAAAGAAAAGCAGGCACTCATGAGAGAATTTATTAAGTCAACGGGAAGAACAAGAGAATACGCAAGAGAAGCCGTTTATACCAGCGGTAGATGATGATTTTAAATAAAAAGAAACGGGGATAAAGAACCGATTTAATTTCTATGGTCTCGTTACAGTTTTTTGGCTGTTATTTTCCACCGTTTTTAATAAACGATTTACTTATATTTAAACTTATCTTAAACTATATTAAATTACACCAACCGATACTAAACAAGCTTAACCGATAACGAAACCTTTATATTTATTACTTAACATATTTATAAACAATGGGAACATGTCCCAAAAAGAACATGGAAAAATGCTAACATGGGCATGTTAAAATCATGGCATAATCAAACATAGGATTTAAAACAATGGCAGAACTGACACCGAACCCTACACCGAACCCCGAACCGATACCGAACCCCACACTGAACTCAAACCCTGCGCAGACGCATGAGAAAACATTTACGCAGGCTGAACTCGACAAAATCGTGGCTAAGGAAAAGGAAAGGGAAAGAGCGAGAATTGAAAAACAGTATGCAATGGATGAAAAAGACAGGGCCGCTTTTGAAGCTTGGAAAAAGACACAAAAGAGTCCCGAAGAATTGAAAGCCGAAGCAGAAGCCGCACAAAAGGCGGCAATTGCCGAAAAAGACGCTAAAATTTTGGCTCTTGAGCGTAAAAATGTTTTGGTCGATATCGGCATTTTTGACCCCGACGCACGCTTGTTTGTTGAGACTCTCGCCGCTAAGGAAATGAAAGAAGGGGACACCGCAGACGATTTTAGGGAATACGCCAAAACGCTGTGGGAAAAGCACGGTGCACGATTTAAAACGGATAACGAAAAAGCCGCAAGTGGACAAAGGCACGGTGTACCTACACCGCCGCCCGCACCCTCTCGACGCGATGTTATCCACGAACGACTTTATAAAAAATAAACAACAGGAGAACAATTAATGCCTCTTACACTCGCACAAGCTAAATCCTTGTCTCAAGACAAATTAACGCAAGACGTCATTGACGATTTTAGAGCCTCGCCGCTCTTAGACATGATGACGTTTGATAATAACGCAAAAGCACAAGGCGGCGCAAGCTTTACTTATACATACAACCGTATCAAAACGCAAAGCAAAGCCGCAAGCCGCGCGCTTAATACTGAATACACCCCATCCGAAGCCGATACTGAACTAGTCACTGTACAGCTCGACATTTTTGGCGGCTCTTTCCAAATTGACAGAGCGCTGGCGGAAAATGAATGGCAGGTTGTCGATTTATTCGATTTCCAAATGACACAGAAGGTTAAAGCTGCCCGTGCTTTGTTCCATAATTACGTTATCAATGGGAACAACGCCGCGGGCACTCCCGCAAGCGGTGCAGGTTTTGATGGTCTTGAAAAACTCATTACTGGAACCGCGACAGATTACACGCCAGCGGCGACCATTGACATTTCTACTGCTTCCGCAATTGACACGAACGCTATGCAGTTTGGTTTTGAAATGCGCCAAGCCTTGAAAAAGATGAACGGTACCCCCGATTTGATGCTGGTTAACAGCGACCTTTATGCCGCTCTTAATAGCGTTTCTGATAAGCTTACAAGCTTTAATATCACAAAATCAGCAGAGCCTAACTATGTCGGTTCCGAAATTTTGAGATGGGGGAACATCCGCATTATGGAAATGGGCGATTACGTCGACGCAAATGGCGCACTTGTTGACGTTATCCCGACAGATGAAGATACTGGCGAAACCACCGCTTACTTTGTCCGCATGGGCCTTGACGCTTTCCACGGTGTTACCCCTGAAGGTAACAACATGGTGCGGACATATTTCCCTGACATGACCGCCGCAGGCGCAGTCAAAACGGGGGAGGTTGAAATGCTTGCCGCCATCGCTGTTAAGTCCCAGCGCTCCGTCGCAAAAATCAACGGTATCAAAGTCGCTTAATCCTCTTTTGGAGTGTTAAAAAAATGGTAGATTATTACGAAATCGTCGCCAAAAGGGGCTATGAAAGAGAACGCAAATTTATCGGCACCGAGGTCGATATTTCACGTTTTGAAAAAAGCGGTTACAAGGTGACCGCCAAACCAACAACCGAACTGCCGAAAAACGCCGCAGGGGGCGTTGTTGTTAAACTCAACACACAAGCCGCTGAAATTATCGCCGCTCGTCTTATCGAAAAGATGAAAGAGGAAGGGCTGGTAATGGTTGCGACCGACGTTGAAACCGAACAGGAAGAAGTCCAAACCGCCAAAAGAAAAAGTGGCGGAGGTTCTTAAATTATTTAAAAAATAAACGAGGTCTTAAAAATGGTTCGCTCGATCCCGATTAATTTACTATTTCATAACGCTGTTTATTATAAACGCTTGGG